ATGCAAAGATTAGACCCTAGTAAACTTTTTAATATCTTTAATGCCTCTGATGAGGCAATATATGAAGAGCATAACATACAACATTTGTTCGAAAATCCGTATGTATTAATGGGTATGGTGGTGAGAGGGCTGGAGAATTACTCTATCATCGATGGAATGTACATGATGAGGTATAAGGAGCAGTATGAATCTGTAAGAGAGACTGTTAAAGAACAATTTTACAACCGTCTCTACAATTATCTCCTTAAGATTAACCTTCAAAAGTTTGAAAACATCTACGTCATTACCGAAGAATATGATAAGATGGGAGTATTCTACGCCCTCGACCACTTACTCTACTACTATCAAGATAAAGAACAATATGAAAGGTGCGCTGTCATAAAGTCTTTCGAAGATTTATTGAGGAATACAATGACTCCTCCTATCTATGACTACAATGTTGAGAGTTTATTGGAAGAATTAAAGCTAAAACCACTACAAGACTAAAAAATTTCGGGTCAAAATGCGCGCGATGCGCGTGGGGCCTTCGGCCTTTTGAAGATATTTCGCAGCTCTGCTCCCTAACTCCTTCATTCTCAATAAAAATCTTTCTTATTCACTAACTTAAAGTTGTTTTTCTGCGGAATAGTCCGTATCTTAAGGTATAAACTAATTTAAAAACATGTATATGAATTTAACTATTCGAGAATTAAATGAAATCATCTATGCTTTAGGTGTAGCTGAGTATAAGGGAATGTTTGTAGATAAAGAAACAAATATTTCTGCTGGAGATAAGGTTAGAGATGAGCTTGAAAGGTTGATTAAAGAAGCCGATAACTTGAGAGAGTCTATCAAAATCACTTCTACCGAAAAGCTAAAGGAAAATACCTCTTCTACTAAAGTGATTACCCCTATTACCGATACAGGTTCAGAGGTTGCCGACTTTTTAATTGCAGTTACTGCTCAACTTCCAGAACCTTCCGAAGAAAAAACAGTTAAAAAATCTAACTTTCCAGGTGCAAAGAAAAGTAATTTAATGAATCCGGAAAAATAATTTATGAAAGAGTGGCTTATCTGCGTTTTTTTATATATCTTCAATAATATATAAGATATTAAATATAATAGATAGATATAAGATAGAATATATAAAATAATATATAAGATATATAAATATAAAATAAGGGAAACCTATAAACAAAACAAGTTATGTTAAGTGCGGAACAAATCCAATTGAATTGGGACAAACATATTAAGATTATTAACCATTACATTGGTGATGATCGTAAAAATAGCGTATTAGCTTTAGTAGAAACATTAGCCGAACATATGGTTATGGCTCCTGCTAGTAGTAAATCATGGTATCATAATGCTTTTCCGGGTGGTTATATTGATCACGTTAATAGAGTAGTACAATGTGCTATAAAACAGAAAGAATTATGGCAATCTATGGGAGCATCTATTGATTTTACCGATGAAGAGTTGGTAATGGCTGCTATCTTCCATGATTTAGGTAAGATAGGAGATGGAGATAGTGATTGTTACATTCCTCAAACCGATAAGTGGAGACAAGATAAGTTACATGAAATGTATACTCCTAATCCTGAAATTGCTTTTATGTTGATTCCGGACCGTTCTCTTTATATTTTACAGAGATTTGGTATTAAATTATCTCATAATGAGTATTTAGGTATTAGATTACATGATGGAGTGTTTGATAAGGCTAATGAAGCTTATTTCTTTAGTCATAATCCAGACTCTCGAATGAGAACTAACATTGTTAATATCTTACACTCGGCAGACTTTATGGCTTCTAAAGTAGAATATGATTTATGGAAGAATAAAGGAGGTAAAACAGAACCTAAGGTACAGAAAGCTAAGGCTTCTACAGGACGTCCAGTTAACTCTTCAGAAGGATTATCAAACTTAATAAAAAATTTATAATATGATTTGGATTATAGGAATATTAGGACTACTTTTAATCGCATCTTTATTTGCAATCTACAATTTACTTACTAAAGTAGAGAAGTATGAAGATGTCGTACAAGATCAAGTCAAATACCTTAACAATATTTCAGCAACTATAGCTGAAGCAAAAATGCACCTACAGAAACTAGACGAAAATGGAACATTTCAGTCGGATGATGAGGTCGGTTATTTCTTTAAACAACTACAAAACGTACAAGAAGAGCTAAACCGATACATGCTCCCGACTAATTATGGCAAGAACCAAAGCTAAAAGTAACTATTTTACAAAAGAGACAGAAGATTATATAGTTATTTACAATAACTCAACAGATCACGTCCTCAGAGCTAAAATATTCACCGATCATATCTACATGCCATTCTATAAATTGGCAGAGAATATAATACATACCTTTAAATTTTACTATACTGACGTAGAACATATTGAAGATCTCAAACATGAGATCGTTTCTGTTTTACTAGAAGAGAAGATTATGAAGTTTGATGCTACTAATGGAGCAAAAGCTTATTCATACTTTGGTACAATTGTAAAGAGATGGTTAATTAATTACAACAATAAGAATTACAAAAAACTAAAGCAGATAGGATCATTCTCAGATGTAGAAGAGTCTTATGAACCGGATTTAGAAGTCGACGGACAGTTTAAGATGTCGTTATCGGCATTTTTAGATATGTGGATCGCTGAAATGTATGAGAAGGTAGATGAGTTCTTCCCAAAAGAACAAGAAGCTAGAATAGCAGATGCAGTATTAACTATCTTTAAGACTAGACATGATCTAGATATCTTTAAGAAGAAAGCACTCTATATTTATATCAGAGAAATGACTGACTGTGAAACCCCTCACTTAACTAGAGTAATATCTAAACTAAAATCTGAATTCTATAACAAGTATTTTGAGTATAGTGAAAACGGGTTAGTAGTCAATATTCTTGACTAACCTATTTATTATTAAAAAAGTATGAGTTTAGATAAGAAAATTTTTGGAGAAACCTCTCTTGCTGATTTATTTCAAGAGATACATACTAATTCTAAATCCACCCGTTCACAAGTTACTGCTTTAATAGCTGAATTGAAACCTTTGATTGAAAGTATAGGAGATGCTACCTTAGTAGTCCCTATGATAAAAGAATATATGGAGATTGGTGTTAAGAATGATGAAGCTTTAATCAAGCTAGCTACTATCATTCAGCGAATCGAAACAGGACAATCTAAAGGAGAAGAATTCGATTTATCAGAATTAGCCGATTTATTACAAGAGGCTGAGACGATTAATAAAGAAGTAAAAGAAACAGACGATGGCGACCAGTAGAGCAGGAACAGGAGCAGGGGCAGGCAGTGGAGCAAAAGGATCCGGAAGTAGTTCGGGTACTTTCTTCGGCCGTGTCATAGATATTATCTTAGATAATAAACACCCTAAATATAAAGAAATGGGTGGCGCTCTTTCTATTAATGGATGCTTCTATGCAACAGTACAAGGTACTGGGGACGTTGATCCTGATGAAGCAGCAGATCCACCTTTTGCTTTCCAAGGTAATGCTAGATATAAAGATATTCCTATTGTAGGAGAGATTGTAGCTATTGACTCAAATCCTGCAGCAACAAGTGAATCAGGTCAGGGTAATAGAAAAGCCTGGACTCGTGTTATTAACGTATGGAATGCTCCTGAGCATAATGCTTCCCCTAATACAAAGAATCCTAATTTTCAAAAAGTACTATTCGGTAAAGGATTTAAAGAGAGTGGAAAGATAAATCCACTTATTTGCTACCCAGGTGATACAGTAATACAAGGACGACAAGGTCAATCTATTAGGTTTACCGGTTCACAGCATGTAAATAACCCACTAACTACATCTAAGAATAATGGGCAACCATTAATACTAATTGCCAATGGTCAGATTACTGCACCAAATGGGTTCGATGGTATTATAGAAGATGTTAATAAGAACTTTGGTTCACTTTATTTTACAGGTTTTCATCAAATACCTTTACAACAGGCTAATACAAGAAGACTTTCCTACAATAAAATACCGGATACTGCGAATGCTTACACTAAACCACAAGTAATTCTTAATAGCGGAAGGCTATTTTTGAATGCTAAAGAAGAATCTATCTTACTTTCCGCAGCTGTATCAGTAGGATTAAATGGAAAATCCGTTAATATAGATGCAGATGACTATATTTGTCTCGATTCGAAGAAGATATACTTAGGAGAAAAAGCAAGAACAGCAGTAGAGTATAGTGCCCAACCGGTTTTATTAGGTAAAAACACTGTGGATCTTTTAGAAGATTTTATAAAAGCAGTAGAAAACTTTGCTAACTTCTTAGTAACTCCTTCAGGCTTACAAGCTTCCCCTCCTATCGCAGTAGCTCAATTAAAAAAAGAGGGTGGTATTCTATTTGCTAGACTAAAACCACTAAGAGCTCGATTGAAAGAATTAAAATCTAAAAAAGTATTTACAGAATAGTATGTCATTTATAACTATACCAGAATCAAAAGTAACTGCTTTTATAGGAAGTAAGATTGGAGGATTGCAAGCTCAACTACAAGACAAAGTACAAGCTAAGATTCAATCTACTATAACTACATTTGTACAAGCAAATGCATGTCCACAGCAAAAAACTTTAGATAAGTTAGTTAAATCTAAACAAACACTATCAGACCTTACAGAACGCTCTAGAAAAATTATAGATACCTATAAAGCATTACCCGCTAAATTAAAACCCCCGGTAAATACTCTAGATAAAATAATAAAAGTCTTACTAGTTTTACCAATTCCTCAAGCTGTACCTCCCGGTATAGGTCTACCAATCTCTATATCAAACAAATATTCAGATTTAATAAACAAATTGAGAGAGTTAGTTAAGCAAACAAAAGAAACAATAGAAGGTATTGAAGCCCTTGTAGATACAACATTTTTTGATAACCTTCTAAACGATATTAATTCAAAACTATCTCTATTAGACGGACCTATTGCATTTTGTAGTATCGAAAACGAACTTAAAGATAGCTTAACACCAGAAGAGTTAGATAAGCTTGGACTAGTTGATGCAGATGGGAACTATATTATATCTAGATTAGTACCAAGGTTAGTACAAGAGACTTTAGTTGATCCAGTAAGATATGCAGACGGTGTAGATGATGGGAGTAACTACGGAAGAAATTGCTTTAGAGGTCCTTATAAACCCGGAACGATCTACATACATACAGACGAAAGAAGAGATATAGTAGAAGGATCAGATGGAAACAAATACATAGTAAATAATAGAGCAAAAAACGGACTTGATACCTGGTTAGACCCTTTAACAGGATTTGATTGGGAATTATATGAATTGAATACTCAGAAATTACTAGAAGACCTTTTAAACAGACTTTCAAACACAAGTTTAGTTAATAGGGGCTTATTAGATAACATTAAAACTAACTTAAATAATTATAAAATACAAATACAGCCAGCACAAACTGGAATGTATAGAGCTAAAAACGGAATAGAATTTTTAATAGAAGTTATAGATGATACAACTTCTCCTTCTATAGCTAAAAGACGTTTTGCAGTAGCAAGAAACCGTGAAGGGATAATCGTAATGAAAGGACAGCCTTCTTTTGCTAGTGATGTAAACGTATTAGTTAGAGAAATTAGATTCCGATTAGACCAATTACAATAATAAACTTTAATATACTAACTATTTATTAATATGAAACTAGAAGAACTTAGGAAAGTTATACGAGAAGAGGTAGAAAAAGCATTTAAAGAACAACTTAAAGAGGTATTACTCGAAGCTGTTCAAATTGCTAGTACTCCTTCTACTTTACAAACTGAACAAAAAACAGAAACTAAGCAAGTTAACACTTTTAAAGCACCTACTCCGCAGCCTAAAAAGTATATCCCTACCGGTAATCCGATCGAGGATATGTTACAGATGACAAGAGCAAATATGACATCAGCAGATGCTGCAGCTATTATGGGTGAAGGAGTCCATATGCCAAATATGGCGACAACAGTAGCTCACCAGATGAACTTAGGTGGAGGTAATCAACCCGGTATAGATTTAACCCAATTACCGTTTATAGCGAAAGCAAAAGAGTTATTAGAAGCAGCTAACCAAAAAGATAAACAACGTAAAGGACTATAATAATGGCATTTGATGTAAAGAAAATAAATCCATTAGATAGACAGCCAAGAAAAGCTGTAGGTGTAAATCTACCTTTTACCGGAGGAGCTGTTTTTAATTCTAACTACCTTACAAAAGACGCAGTTAGAAATAATCTAATTAATTATTTTCTTACAGGACAAGGCGAAAGATATATGAATCCTTCTTTTGGTAGCGGAATACCTTCAGAACTATTTGAACAAATAACAGAAGATAAGCTAAACGTTTTAGGTATAAAGATAAGAAATGAATTAAGAACCTACTTTCCTAAAGTAGTATCACAGGATTTATCCTTAGTAGCAGATCCAGACAAAAACACAATTGAATTCTATTTAAAGTATAGTATCTTAGATAGTAATATTGAAGATGAAGTAATTATTAATATCCAGCAATAATGGCCCAAGAAAGAGACATAAAATATATAAACAGGGACTTTAGTAACTTTAGAGATCAACTCGTAGAGTTTGCTAAAAACTATTTTCCTGATACCTACAATGACTTCTCTCCAGCATCACCAGGTATGATGTTTATTGAAATGGCATCATATGTAGGGGATGTACTTTCTTTTTACCAAGATACACAACTTCAAGAGACTTTCTTACAACACGCTAAAGACCCTGCTAACTTATACAACTTAGCTTACATGATGGGCTACCGTCCTAAAACTACGAGTGTATCAGAAGTACAGATTGAAGTAACACAGAAAGTTAACGCAGTAGCTCCAAACTACACACCTAATTGGAATCAAGCACTAGTAGTACAACCTGATACACGTTTACGTGCTACAACTTACGGAGATCCAAAATTTATAATTAACGATAAGATTGATTTTTCATATTCAAGTTCATTAAATCCAACAGAGGTTAGAATTGATAGTATAGCAAATGGATTCCCTGCAGAATATAAACTTACTAAAAGAGTAGGAGCAATATCAGGAGAACTAAAAACAAATACATATGAGATAGGAAATGTAGAAAAATTTCTAACACTAACTATTGAAGATCAAAATATTGTTGGAGTATTAGACATAACTGATAATGACGGACATACATGGTATGAAGTACCTTTTCTAGGACAAGATACTATATACGAAGAACAAAGTAATACTGCTACAGATAAGAATGTAGTACCAAGTATATTAAGATTAAAAAAAGTACCTAGAAGGTTCGTAACTAGATTGACCTCTCAAGGTAATTTACAAATACAATTTGGAGCTGGAGTTAACACAAGTGCTTCTGATGATGAAATATTTTTACCAGACCCTACTAATGTAGGTATGGGAACTAACCAAGGATTAAGTAGATTAGACTTCGCTTACGATCCATCTAACTTCTTATTTTCTAAATCATACGGTATTGCACCTTCAAATATAACTTTAACAGTTAGATACATAGTAGGAGGAGGAGTAGCATCAAATGTTCCTGCAAATACTATTAACCTTGTAGAACAAGTAACCGTTTCAGCTCCAGATCAAAGTAAAGCAAATACATTAACTTTTAATAATGCTTTACCAGCAGTTGGTGGACGAGATGGTGATACAGTAGATGAATTAAGACAAAATAGCTTAAGAGCTTACTCAGAACAAAATAGAGCTGTAACACTTCAAGATTATGCAATTAGAAGTTTATCTCTACCTTCTTTATATGGCTCAGTTTCTAAAGTTTACGTAACACAAGATCAATCTACTAACGCTAACGTATTAGGAGGAGCTTATGATTCAAATCCATTAGCTTTATCATTATATGTGCTAGCTTATAATTCAGAGAAACAAGTAGTTCAAGCTACAGATAGTTTAAAACAGAATTTAAAAACATACCTATCACAATATATGTTACTAACTGATGCAGTCAATATTAAAGATGCATTTATAGTAAACGTAGCAATGAAGTATGAGATTATAACACTTCCTAATTTTGTATCAAGAGATGTTTTATTAGCTTGTAATACAGCTTTAATAGAGCATTTTGATATTACTAAGTGGTCTATAAACCAACCTATTAACATATCAAGTATATATACATTACTAGATAGAGTAAAAGGAGTACAAAGTGTAGAGAAGATTTATTTCGAAAACAAAGTAGGCGATAACTACTCAGGATATGCATACGATATTAAAGGAGCAACAAAAGGTAACATAGTATACCCTTCTTACGATCCTTGTATTTTTGAAATTAAATTCCCTGAGATAGATATTCAAGGACGAGTAACAACATTATAAAATGGCAATATATAGAATCTTCCCTGAAAAGGATACATTTATTTACACAGAAGCAGTAAACGGTAATGCAGGTTTAGATGAGATAATCGAAATCGGCGGCTACCCTGTATCTGAAGTAGGCCAAACATCAAGAGCTTTATTAAAATTTAGCAGTACAGATGTTGCAAATGTTGTGTCTAACATTATAGGAAGTAATAATTACAGTGCAAGTATTCATTTAAGTTTAGCATCTGCTTACGAACTACCTACAGAATATTCATTAAAAGCGTACCCATTATATGATTCATGGAATCAGGGAGTAGGAAAATATGGAGATTCACCAACCGATCAATCTGGTGTAAGTTGGGTATATAAATCAGGTAATGGAACCGGACACTGGACATTACCTACGAACACTGCTACTATGCCATCCGGAGTAGTAGGTTCCCACAATGCTACATATATAGGAGGCGGAAGCTGGTATACTGGATCTGCAGGAATAAACTACGAAAGCACTCAATTACAGGAACTAAATTCAAATAATGATATTCATATAAACGTAACAAATGGAGTTAAGGCTCATAACGCCTCTACAATCGTTAATAACGGGTTTATACTGAAACTGACAGATGATCTTGAATTTAATACTACATCCTCTATACGCTTAAAATACTTCAGTGGAAACACTAATACAATATATCCTCCATACTTAGAATTTGGATGGAATGATACTGTTTACAGCAGTACATTAACGGAATTAAATACAAGTAACGCAACTATTACTATTAAGAATAACAAAGGTGAATATGTAGATGCCGGAAAGCAAAGATTTAGAATTCATGCAAGACCTAAGTACCCTACAAGAACTTTTACAACAGGATCTGTTTACTTAACTAACTATAAATTACCTGCTACTTCATATTGGGGATTGAGAGATGAACATACAGAAGAGATGGTAGTAGATTTTAATACAGTTTTTACAAAAATAAGTGCTGATAATAATGGAAGTTATTTCGATGTTTATATGGAAGGGTTGCAACCAGAGAGATATTATCGTATATTAGTTAAATCAACTCTTGACGGAAGTACAACAGTGGTAGATAATGGTAATGTTTTTAAAATAGTACGCAATGGCTAACAACCCGGTACCGATTCGAAAGACGGTATACAATAAGGAACATATTAATAAAGTTGTAAAAAGAGAATTTACAACCTTTACACAACCTGTATCTGAAGATACTCAACTAACTATTGAGGATTTCTTTGCATTATACGAAGAATTATTTTATGAGATCCCAATCAACGGTGAAGAAGGTACTCATGAATATTTAGTAAAGAGGAGCTCAGAACTATATCAGTTAGATGATTCTACTGCAGATATTCAACCTCTACTAGATGAAATTACAAATTTGAGAGCACAGATTATAGATAACGAAAGCGAGATTATTGCATTACAAGAACAAGTAGCAAATCAGAATGTCAAAAACTAATTACATAGTATCGAAAGGATTTCCTGACGAGTTAGAAATATACACTAGGAGCCTGAGTGAAAAGGATAAGAACCTAGTCGATAGTTTCTACCTAAATAGTAGTTTCAAGCCTGATAAGCATACTATTGAAATGCACGTTTACGGTATCAACGATGAGCGTTTATTTTCAGTACCTAGCTACTTCCCCGAATACTCTAATGTAACTTTTACACAGTATCAAGCAGGTAAGATATCTGAAATAAATATATCTCCAGAACTAGATGCTAAACAATTAGGGTATAATTACGGTCAAGTAAATATACTATACAACTTTATAAGTAACTTATATAGCGACTCAGATTTTATATTTGAAGGAAACTTCTTTATTGAAGAGATTTCACCAGACCGTACTGAAGTATTAGCTTTATCTAATGAACTAACCCTTACAGACTTATTAAGATTTACAGAAGATCTAAAAAGAAAACTAGAGACTCTATCTTATTTTCAAGACTTTAGATTAAACTTTGGGGAAAATAACTTACTTCTAGGTATAAATGTAGACATAATAGACTATAGAGGGGGTAAAGCTATTGCTTTAAAATTATATGAACCTCTTCCTGAAGAATTTGAAATAAAGGATACTTTTAGAGTTGTAGAGATAATATCAGATTCAATATCTTTTGAGATTGATACAGAAACTATACCGGATGAAATTGTTTATCCTAACCTAAAAGGACCTAATTTTGATATTGAGTTAGTAGAAGATAATAACAATCCTACAGGCTTTTTTAACTACAACGAATTATTTAGCTACCCAGTTACAAGTTCTTACTATGAACTATATTCTTTATTTGAAGAAAGTAGCGCTCAAATTAGTATAGACCACAGTAACTATTCAGACTTTATAAACCTCTCTTCAGCAGAAGAAAGATTAAGAAACTTTAAATATAAAGTAGATTTAATAAAGTCATACGAAACTTCACTACAAACTATAAGCAATACCGGTTATACTAGATTTGGTATAACAGGAAGTAGAGATTATTATGAGAATTTAATTGAAGGTATAGTTAATAACTTTGATCATTACGATAGATTCTTATATTTCGAAAGTGGTTCTAATAGTTGGCCTAAATCTAATACAACTAGACCATTTAAAAACCAAGCAAGTACTACAAATCAAGCAACAAACTGGTATACTAGTCAACTAGCAATTGCATCTAACTTTGATGTAAATAACTTAAATGCATTAACGAATACTTTACCTGTATTTCTAAGAGAAGATCAAGATAATAATCCTGCTCTCCTTTTTATTAATATGCTCGCTCAACACTTTGATAATATATGGATATATCAAAAAGCTGTTAGTGATAAGTATGATGCTGATAATAGAATTAATTTTGGTGTATCTAAAGACTTAGTACGAACTGCTCTAGAGAATTTTGGAGTTAAGTTATATAACAGTAACTTTAACTTAGAATCTATCTTTGGAGCATTTATAGGCGAGTCTTATGTATCCGGAAGTGAACAAATAAACGAATATAAAGTAATAACTTCAGGTTCTACAAATGCGTATTTACAACCAATGCCATTTGATAACTACCAAAAAGAAGTTTACAAACGAATATACCATAACTTACCTTTATTAACAAAATCAAAAGGTACTGAGAGAGGATTGAGAGCTTTAATAAACTCTTTCGGTATACCTTCTCAAATATTAGAAATAGGTATTGCAGGCGGTCAAAAAATAGGACCAGGCTTTTACGGATCAACACAGCTACATAACAGTTCATCTTTAAAGATAAGAACTGATAATGATGGAACCGTTGTGGCAGGTGATACTTTATCAAACTATACTTCTATTGTTAGAAGAGAATATGAATACTCAGACGACTTAAATTTTGTCGAAGTAGGATTAGCTCCTTCTAAAAACATAGATAACTATATAATTTCTCAAAGTGCTGTATTAGGATTTTCAAACTTTAACATAGATGACTATATTGGAGATCCTAGAGATTCTTATAAATCTGAATACACTGCTTTAGAAAAACATCGTAAGGTAATACTAGGTAACTTAGATCGATATGATCTAATGGACTATATTAGATTAATTAGATTCTTTGATAACGCTTTATTTAGAATTATTAAAGACTTTATACCAGGTAGATCAACAGCTATTACCGGTATTATTATTAAGCCACATAAGTTAGAAAGAAATAAAGCAAAGCACGTAAGTGTTAGTACTATATTCCAAGATTATTCTGGATCAATAGATACTGCTTTTACAGACGGAACTCATGGAGGATCCTATACACAGCTAGTAGAAAGAAGTACAGCTTATGCAGAAAGAATAGTAGTTCCTTCTGGATCTGCTATGACCTTTAGACATAATTATGAAGAGCCTAAATTTAATGGAGAGTTAAGTGGTAGTAGAATTAGAATAACAGACGGTGAATTAAATAGAGGAAATTCAATTAAAAAAGGATCTCAACCAGAGTTAGCATTTAGATTAACATTCTTTAATGCTTCTAATACTATTCCTAGAGACTGTACTATTACGTTTACGGTATTACAAATTACGCCAGCTCCTACAGCAGCACCGACTGCCGCTCCTACTCCAGCTCCTACAGCTGCTCCAGTAACACCTGCTCCAGTAACTCCAAGCCCTACCGCTAGTCCTACAGCTGCTCCTGTAACCCCTTCACCAACAGCTAGCCCTACAGCCGCTCCTGTAACACCTAGCCCTACCGCTAGCCCTACAGCAGCACCGACAACTCCTTCACCAACAGCTAGCCCTACAGCCGCTCCTGTTACACCAGCACCAGCATATCCTTTAACATGGAGATTACAAGAATGTAATTCAGGAAACTATTACAGTATAGCATACGACGGAGATTTAGGTGTGGGTAATGTTTATAGATTTACAGCTAGTAGTACAAATTATTGCGGAACCGTAATGCTATCAGAAGAAGGCCCTATTAACGCAACTCTATTATCCGGAGTTGGGTACGATTGTATAGATAACATACATTGCTTCCCAGTTACTCCAGCCCCATCTAGCAGTGGAGGTGGTGGCGGTGGCGGTGGTGGCGGCGGGTGCTTACTTGAAGGAACTCCTATATTAATGGCAGATGGATCTACTAAGAATATTGAAGACTTAGTTATTGGAGATCAAGTTAAAAACTTAACTATAGAAGGATTAGATACAAGTGAAGATGCTTACAAAACCTGGAGCACAGAACAAATAAGCACAACACCTTCTACTTCTACAGTAGTAGCAATATATCCAGACAATTATACTAGTTATTATAGAATTAATAACTTATTAAATATAACTTTTGAACATCCAGTTTTAGTTAAACAAGATAATGAATATAGCTTTAAAGCAGTATCTGCACTTAGAGTAGGAGACCATTTATTAAATAAAGACGGAGAGTGGATTGAAATTTTAACTAAGGAGTTGATAACAGAAGCAGTAAATGTATATAATATCAACGTAGAGAGTCAGGATACTTATTTTGCTAACGGACTACTAATACATAACGTAGAAGACGCAGGTAATGAAAAACAACTTACATAAAATAAACAATGACTGAAATAGATTTTATCAATATAGATCCAGCATCTGAAGCTACAGATAATATTAATGTATTCTATAGTAGTAGCGTGTTCTCTGGTCTTTCAATTGCAGATTTAACAAAACCGGTTGCTATTACAGGTTTGTCAATTCCGTTTAAATTTGTAGCTAGAAATATAGATATACAGCAGACTATTTTACAAGCAGAAAATATAACTTTTAAATATACAAGTGCTGGAGATTTAAGTGGGCATACAAATATAACTGCAACAATTTTAGAGAGAGTTCGAAGATCTACTTATTTCTATATAAGATTAAGACCTACAATACTTAACCCTGCAAACTATGCAGGAAGTAGCGTTCAGATAGGTAACACAGGATCACTCGTACCTTCTCCTAATTTAGATCCGCAATTTACTTATTTTAAGTATATGCAAATACCTTCTGAGATTGTATTTAACCCGTATATCTCTACAGTATTTAATAACAGTGCTGATAACCCTATACTAAGTAATGCAACCGTCTTACGAAAAGCTAACTACATACAACAGGTAGATAGAAATGAAGATCCAATACAACCAACCAACTTAGCACAGATATTAATAAACGAAGCAACCCCTGCTGAAATTCAAGATAGTAATTACACAACTGCAGGAATTATAAATGCTAGATATGTTGGATCAAAACTAAACTCAGGAAGCGTACCAGGTAACGACCCGGCTTTAGGTTTAGTATCGATTAGAGCTAGCTTACACCCTTCAGGATCAAGCTTTACAGCAATAAAAGGAATCAATCTGTCAGATAGGCAAGTACAACAGGTCTACTTCACTCCACAAGTTACAACTAGTATAGCTGGAGGAAGGACTAGAGTATATGGAGGAAATAAGTCATTTCCTACATCTCCTAACTTACTATACGTAGAAGAAGGTAACAGGTTTATAAGAGTTTCCAATAGAGACATCTATTCTATAGATGAAGATAAAATGCATTCAACTAACAACCTAGGAAGTATTACAGCAACACAGACCTAGAATATTATAACAGCTGATATTTATATTATATAATTTAAACAAAAATGGGATATTTAGACAATTCAATCGTAACAGTAGATGCGATACTAACTAAAAAGGGAAGAGAGCTCCTAGCAAGAGGGGACGGTTCTTTCAAAATTACACAATTTGCTCTTGCTGACGATGAGATTGATTACACTTTGTACAATCCTCAACATCCTTCCGGTTCTGTATACTATGGAGAAGCTATAGAAAATATGCCTCTATTAGAAGCTTTTCCTGATGATAATCAGATTATGAAGTACAAATTAACGACTCTACCAAGAGGTACTTCGAAACTCCCAGTATTGGATTTAGGATTCTCATCTATTCGTTTAAAACAAGGAGCTTCTCTTGCGATTACTCCGCAAACATTAAACTACTTAGGTGCAACTACTACCTACGAAGCAGGTGGCTATACAGCAACTATCGCAGACATTAGAGTACTTAACTCATTTAACGGAGTTGGTATTAACTCAGAAGAAGCGATTAGATTGAATACCGGAACAACAATAGGAACTAACGTTTCTAAGACAGTTATCGGAACATCAATTAACCTAACATCTACTACAGTAAACACTCTATTCGGAACAAGATTAACACTTCAGACTACTGTAACAGTTATCGGTCGTGATTCAGGAGCGAGATTAACAATTCCAGTAACCATTACAAAAACTAACTAATTATGTCATTTAAAAGATTTGACCAAGAAGATATAGTAGTAAGTGCTGAATCGGTAACAGCTCCATTATGGACTAACAACGTAATAAACTTAACTGCTTTCTACACTAGTTCTACACAGGTATCAAGTACCTCCGGAGACTACTATTACAACGTATTTAATACTGCATCAACAAATCCAAGTGCAGCAGGACAATTTTCAATTGCCTATGCTGATAAACAAGGAGGAGGAACTTTACAATATAACGCCAGTGTAACTGGTAAATCTCCTTCTTCTACTATCTACGGACAGTATAGAAACTTAGTACTAGGTGATGAAGAATCTGAATTTACATTTGGAGGAGAAACAGCTGATCACTTTTACGTAATAGCAGTAGACAGAGCAAGATATAAAGAAAAATTACTACCAGGTACTTTATCTCTACATTTAAGCGGAAGCGGTAATCGTGAAATTAAATTAACAGATAATAGTAGAGTAGTAGCAACAACTACCTTCACAGACTCAGGTCGAGTATTTGAATTAGTATCAGGTTCTGGAGGTAGTGTATATACCGGAGCTAACGCTAACGGATATTCAATATCTGGATCATATGGTAAGTTTTTACCTGATGTAGGTATCATATTACTTAACGGAAAAGCATTAGATCTACCTTATAAATTAGGAGGAGGAATCGCATTAGGAACAGTTAGAACTGCTAATACATCAGCATTAAACCTTAAAAAACTATTCTTATCTTTAACAAAAGGAGCTTACTTTAGATTAAACTCTGAAGAAACAATTTCATCTAACTTTATATTCGTACGAGCAAGAAACGCAGAATTTAACTATTCTACTAACCCTTCTTTATTATCAGGCTCAGGAGAAATTAGACATAATGTTATGATTAATACTCCTCAATCTTATATTACAGGCGTAGGCTTGTATAACGATAATAACGATCTTTTAGCAGTAGCTAAATTATCTAGACCATTATTAAAAGACTTTACAAAAGAGGCTCTAGTTAGAATCAAGCTTGACTATTAATGAATGAGTACATACAAAAAACTAAACAGGCAAGATGTCTACGTAACAGTACACGACGCTCGTAAGCATTGGCATACAAGCGGGAGCTTGCTTCGTGGTTTTAAGTCAACAAATGAGTACTCTATAGAGAAGTTTATAGGACTTTCTGGTTCAACAGAATACTTCTTAAACGATGAAGACCTATACCAGTATGCTACGATACCTAGTCAGCAAGTACAAGAAAGACACAAGCAACTGGTTTATAAGAGTATACACAACCTCTACTATAGCGGTAAAGTTCAAGACTCTACATTTAGCGGATCATTTGATAATTACTTAGAGACTACCTTACACTTAAGCGAATCTAGAGATCTACACAACATCCAAGAGATTGGTGTATTTTCTGTACCACAAGAAGTATGTGGAACTAATATTGTACCTTTTTCCTTTATATTAAAACCAAACGGCGCTAGAGATAATTACGTTGATGATGGTTTTGTAACAGACGATATAGGACAAAACGACTATATACAGACTTTTGAGACTCTTTTTGGAGCTGTAAGAAAGATTGCTTGTGATTATATACTTAATGAAGGTACTTACGTATTAGAGACTCCTATTGCAGGTGGTGAATATATTGATTCACCTGACGGACAGCATAGAGTTGAAATAGTGGATGATGGGGAAGGTAGACTAATAATGTCAGGCTCAGGATCAGAACCTTGTGCTCCAGTTAGAATTGTAGGAGATATTGTTTACAGTCACGGCCAAGTTATACTAACTGATCCAGAAGTTGTAGACATTTATAATAGTTTTTATCTTAGTCCAAACCTTCACTGGAAATCTAACCACCCTATTTATACATATAATATGTACTGCAAGGTTAGAGACTCAGAAATGAACTTTACCCATAACCCGAGTGCATTAACCGGCTCATTTGGAGATATACTACCTAATGTAACAGGAAGTACCTTTAGTCCATACATAACAAGTGTAGGATTATACAATGATGCAGACGAGTTGATAGCAGTAGGAAAGTTAGCACAACCAACTAGAAAGTCACTATATAACGATATGACTTTCGTTGTAAAAATTGACATGTAAATAATAAAAAAAAATGGCTATAACATTTAGAGCAAATAAAGGACAAGCATTAACCTATAGAGAAATGGATACCAACTTGGGATCCTATTTCTATTCTAGCTCTTTAACAAAAGAATCTTGGGGAGCGGGTGACGCTACAAGAACAACTGTAAACTTTGCTACCCTATACTATACAGGAAGTTCCCTAATACCTTGGAATCTTGCTGCACATCAGATACCTCTACACGCAACTGGAAGTAGATCTATTAACGGATCAGTTCAGTACGCAAGTCAAAGCTTACAAGCAGGTGCTCCTGACTTCCTATTCAACCCAGTAAACGGGTATGTAGGTATTAAAAAGACAGCAACATCTAAAATTAATGCCCCTTTAGACATAAACGGCAATGCAATCATAACCGGCTCTTTAACTGTAACTGGTGACGCTGTAATATTTGGAAGAATAACAGCACAAGAATTTCATACCGAATTTGTTAATGCATCAGTAGTGTACGAAAGTGGATCAACTAAGTGGGGAGATACAACAAACGATTTCCACGATGTAACAGGTAGCTTAAATATAACAGGAAGTTTAACATTACAAGGGCCATTTACGGTAAAAGGAAATACTAAATTTGGAGTAGATTGTAATAGTAACCATGAACTAACAGGAAGTTTAAAAGTAGAATCTACTTGTGTTAGACAGCATTATATAAGTTCCGGAAGCTTTGGTATTAATACAAAGAATCCTCAATACGATTTACATGTTATAGGTCAAATACAAGCTTCAAGAAACATTTTAGCCTTCTCTGACGCACGATTAAAGGATAATATACAACCTATACAAGGTAGTCTAGATATCATTGATGCGATAGGAGGATACACTTATACACGTAATGACTGGAATGATATACCCGGTGTAGGAACTATTGCTCAAGAAGTAAAAGCAGTCCTTCCGGACGCTGTTCATAGTGACGAAGAAGGGTATTTAAGTGTTGATTATAACGCATTAACAGCTGTTCTACTCGAAGCTGTGAAAGCTCAAAATGTATTGATACATAATTTACAAGAGAGAGTAGCACAATTAGAAAATAAATAGAAATGGCAATAACATTAAGAAGCGTAAAGGGTGGTGCTTTAACCCATACAGAAGTAGATAATAACTTCAGGAGCTTTATATACTCATCCTCTTTTAGCGGACAAACTATATCGCTATTTACTTCTGCAAGTACTAATAATATACAAACACTTAACTTAGCTACTGCAATAGGAACCGGAACAGATAAGCAGATAGTATATAGAAGTGGATCTAGAAATGTGGGATCTGATAGTTTAGTTTATAACTATAATACAGATACATTGAGAATCGCTGCTAACACAGAGATTACTGGATCTTTAGTTATTAAAGGTACATTACAGGCAGAACAAATACATACATCATTTACATCATCTTCAGTAGTATTCCAAAGCGGTTCTACTAAATTTGGAAATACAGCAGATGATACACACCATTTTACAGGATCTATTTTATTATCAGGATCAGCTCAACTAAGAGGTGAAGTTAATTTTGTAAATCAAAGTATAAATGGAACTGCTGTAAAT